TATACATCACTTTACCCTGGGCAACAGGAGCGGAATATAACCGTTCTTTCTGTTGCTGGGGCCTGTTATTATTATTATTTTTGGTTTTCTTATTATTTGACTTAGGAGTAGTCTTCTGTTTATTTTGTTTTGTCATGGTCTGTATGGGATCCCTCCGACCAAAGGAGGGACTGTTCATCATATAATTACTTATCTCATCCGCAAAAATGCGGCGGTAATTTCCTTGCCTTTACCATATGTTGAAACATATGCTAAGATCTTAAAGAAATTAACATGAGAAAGAAGCGCCGTGCAGTCTCTCGGCTTTTTGTTTAGCACGTAAATATTTACGGTTAACGAAGAGCCTCCCTAAGGGAGGATTCGCGCACCAACGTTTTGGGCAATTACATTATATGACCCCACAAGCAGTTTAAAGTCCTGCTTAGGACTAATAAGACAATCAATAAACGGAAAGACAGGATTCTGAATCTGAATCCTCAGCGTAAATACGCTGACCCTTGACAGAAGATCTTTTATTAGCGAATTGATACTCAAAACGCCACCACTCATGATAGCCCGTATGCGGATCTATGTAGATCGGTTTCGGAGCTACAGAGTAGGAAATATCGCCATCTGATTCATACTCAAGAGGAATCTCTGAGAATGTAATAACATCAGTAAGACGTTCATAAAAGATGTATTCTGTAAGAAGCGGAAGCAAAGGTGGGCACTTTGGGAGACCGGATTTATTAATAAACCGGACTCTCCAATATTTTACAAGCCCTTCCCTGCTAATCGGTCGCAATCGAAAATCACGTTGCATCATTCGCGCAACTAAACGGTCATTTGCTTCTATCCCCATTCTTTTAGCTTGGGAGTAGTAAGCAAGACGGTTCAGCCAAGGGTCAGAATCATTAAATGATTCCGAAGCTTGGGAAACGAAAGAGTCTTGATAAGAGATCATCTTATAAGAATTTAATGCGTGATCCAGACCATCGATTTCAATCTTGAAACCGATCTTCCGATATAATGCTAATTTCGGATTATATATAAACTGTGCCGCCACGCGACGTTGGTCGCGTGTAACGGACAGATCCGAAGGAGCGAGATGGACATCAACTCCGTATCCGCCTAAATGAACAGGCAGATACCAGTTGGGCTGAAACTTATGCTTCCGACTTACTTTAGTAAAGCGGGAAAACATCTCAGGCAACATACAAGCTGCCCAAGAACAAGAACGGACCATCGATGTGATCTCCTTCCCAAGTTGGGTAGGGAGAGCATTCGAAATTCCGGTCTTTAAGGAAAAACCTTGAATCAATTTAAGATTCAAATATCCACATCGTTTGACAATACCAGCTTTTATAGTAAACACCTGTGAATTAATCATACAGGAATGAGGTGAGACATAGTTCTTACCATCAGATATCTTAAAGCCCGCATCTTTCGACACAGACAAAAACGTCTCATAGAAATCCGCAGGTGCGCGGAATAACATATCATCACCATTTACTAAAACGCTATTAGCATAAAGGACTGATCCTCTACCGTCTTGGAAATAACGACGGAGAGATTCACGATAAACAGCCAAATTTATAGTACATAGCAGAGGGAAAGATAAGGGGTGACCCATGAGTTGACCATCAAAGGCCCAAACTGGGGAAATCCCTGTTTTACTAGGATAGCTCGCTGAGCCGGGTTCTAAAGAACGCCGACCTAGTAGCCATTGTGTTGAATCAACACCAAAACCATCTAAATCCATCTGCGGAATTGCATCATAAGCTGAATAAGTACCGTGTCTCTTAAGGAGATCAGTAGCCGCTTCATAGTCAACAGAAAACCAAACAAAATCTCTCGGAGTACTATCTAGGATTTCCTGAACCTTAACGGTCAGGTCATCACTTAGCATAGTCGATGAGGGATGGGACTTCCAACAGGACAGCATGGAACCTTGCAAAGGTTGCAATGCTGTATAAAGATAACCACTTCCCAAAGAAAGAACCCTGAATTTACCGGGTTCAGCAATTGCTTGGATCTTTACATCAGTATCCAATTCTTTGGAACCAATTGGCATCGCATTTCGCATTGCCGAGTTGGTAACCTTAATCCTCCATGTGTTAAGATCCTGTGTAATTTCTCGTAATTTACCGAGTTTCACAGGTGAGGAATGGTCTTGGTCGACAGGGATGTCAGCAAACAAAGCCGAACACCCTCCATCACCACGACTAACTTCCTTACATGCTGAAAGAGACGGCATCAACTTCGTTCCATATTTGTCAATGTTGGCAAATACTTCACGAGAGACTGATGCAACCATCTCTTCCAAACCGGGCTTCAAAAAT